AACGCGCCAGTGATACGCGCTAAAGTATTATAAGCTGGCGGCGTGTTTGGCCCCAACCAATAATACCGCTTGTAGCTGTCGTCCCGCACGGGAGCACGCAGGACTTCTACGTCGATATCCTGAAACTCAAGCCAAGTAGATGTACCGAAACTTGACGTATCGTACGGATCTGTCGGTATGCGATAGACCCGCTTAGCATTAGTGTCGATCAAGTTTCGGATAAACCGGGGGGCTTTCATACCCTCCAGAGAACCCGAATACATCCATGTGTTCTCGGCCAGCGCCGCACCACCGTCAGGGAGCAGACGATCATCCTGTGCGGGGATCATACCCCCAAAGACGTTGATGCGAAGCGCGACCATTTAACACTCACTTAGCGTTCTTAGCCAAAGCCTTCTTGCCAGCTTCAATCTCTTCGAGCGTAGCTTTGCTCAAAGCAACAGGAGCGGCATCGGCCTTCTGTTCTGTTACGGTAACAGTTACTTCGGTAGTAACTTCCGAAGTAGCTTCGACTTTAGGTGACTTAGCCATGTTAGTTCCTTTCAGCAGTTCCAAGCCCGCAACGACTTGTTGATGCGGGAGTTAGGGTCATTGGCTGTTTTAGCGCTAGTCAGTTTCTTTTTCATCCCTTTCATTCGGGCACAGAAACTGTCACGGCGCGGCCCACCTTCGGGTTGTGGTGGCTTGAGACCCGGCTTACCGGGATTAGCTTTGTTGTAAGCTGCGCGGCCCTTGGCGTTCAAGCCGCCTTTAGGGTCTTTGCCTTCCTTACGCTGCCATGCTGGGGTCTTAGCCATCACTTACCCTTCCGAGCTGCACGCATATTATCGACGAGGTTAGGGTACGGACGTCCAGCTTTACTCGCCATAGCTTTAGCTTTGGCTTTCTGAGCTTCAGACATCTTCTTAGAGGGACCGAGGCCCTTTGGTCTCGGCTTATCCCAAACAGGTGTCTTTGCCATCACTTGCCCTTGTTCATTTTGGACAAGGTCTGAGCCAAGCGAGCACGCTGGCCAACTTTGCCTTTTTGCTTAGCTGCCGCTTCGAGCTTAGCCTTGGGGATCTTCTGACCCTGAGGGACACCTAGATCCTTATGGAGCTGACCCGGCTTCTTAATCGCTTTGGCGATCCAGTTCTTAGCCATTACCAGTTTCCTGACGAGAACGGCTGCTCATTCTTAATAAGCAGGATGGTAAACATTGACGAGACCAGATTGTTATTGTTGGAGCCCACAGCAGTGGCACCAACACAATACTTCTCTGGGATCACAAGTGGGTATTTGAAGTTGTACTCAACAGCGCCATTGTTAATAGCGACAACTGCACCGACACGGGACACATGATCTGGGCCAGTAACAAGTAGCTTACCAACAACGCTAGTCGTTCCAACTTCTTGACCAGAAGTAAACATACCCTCGACGATATAACCGGTAAAACCATTCGGCACGGTGAAGTGGCCAGTGGTTCGTTGGTTGAATGTTGGGAAGATTAAATCCCAACGAACGGCTGGTACGCCAAGCGTAACTACCCCCGTGCCAACATTAATGGTGCCTTCGTTATGGCCAGCGGACCCAACGGTAAGGACGTTTATGTTGTTGACCGCTGCAAAAGTATTGGTCGTGGTAACGGCAGTCTGACCGCTCAGGGTGACGATCTCAAAGATTTCGTCGTAGTTAGCGTTGACCCCATCAATCCGAACAGTGCGGGCACCTATACCGGAACCGGCGTCGTCCGTTGAAGTTGAGCTAACGAGAAGCTGAGCCGGTGACTGGCCGTGCGGAACCTTACCGCCATCCGGCCAGACACTTTCTTCGACCGTATCTAAGTCTTGGTTATAACCAAAGACGGTTAGAGACCGGTGATAAGGGATATTGCCACGGGCGACCTGCAGCTCAAAAGGCTCAGACTTACGGTTCTCTGATATCGAAGATACAGGACGACCCATGGCATACCCCCCAGTTAAGACAGCTTAACTATTAGCAGCCTTTGCGACCTTTCACCATGCCGCCTTTCTTCATGAACGGCATCTTGGTGTCCTTCTTCATCATGTCAGCCTTAGGGCTCATCTTCTTGTCCATAGCTTTTCCCTTCTTCTCGAAAGGCATAGGACGCTTCGACATTTTAGCCATCAGTCTTCTCCGCAGAAGCCCATCCGTCGGGCGTTGTTGAACTTATTCCCCCGAATGGTTTCGGGGGTATCTTTGGCAGACCAACTGGTGGCAGGCCAAACTGCGCACACGCTACTGACAGTCACGGCAGTGTCCGTCGTTCTCATGCAACTTGCTAGGATCAGTGCTGACAGCATCACCACGACGTATCGCATTTGTGATCCTCTCTAGAGTATTGTGCATGATCTCTAACTGGGCATCGCTACGGGCATCGCCCCTAATCTTCCAGTAGAGACCACCGAGAATGGCTATGGTGACGAGGAATATACCAACATAGCGTCCGATTGGCGAGAGGAACCAAGCTATAACCGGCACGGTTAAGCGCCCTCTTCCTTGAGCATCTGGTACCGCCAATACCATATAGCGACCGCCATAACGACAATGGCTATAGCGATCCAAAAGCTTGGCGAACGCACCAAGGCTGTCAAAATCCCGACACTGTCGTGCGTAGTGGACGCCGCTGATACCGCTTGGTTGAACTGGTTCGCAGCCTCAAGACCGCCAGCAATCCCTACGCCGACGGAGGTGTTGGCGATGCGGGACTTCGTAATCGGCTTCGGAGGCTGCGGTACGTCGACCGGTGTGGCAGCAGACGCCACGCGATTAGTCTTGATCTCCCGCCATAGAGCCACTTCAGCGCGACGGCGATTAACAAGTCCCGGAAGAACCTTCCCATTGTCGTTCACCCACTTCATGAACTCAGCGGGAACCTGATCGAATTTCTTAGCGTTAACACGCTTGAGCAGAGTAGAGCGAGCGAAAGCCCCCCTGCCGACATTGAACGTGAAAGAAACCAGAGCGTCAAATTGCTCTTGGGTGAGGTCGACCGTGACAAGTTCTGACACCTGCTGGGCAACTGCTGTAACGTCCCTATCGAAGATCTTCTCGCCTTCAGCCTTAGTGATAACCATCCCGGCTTCTGGGATCGGATCACCGGCAGCGGCGGTGTGACCGTATCCAATAGTTAACATCCCGATAACAGGCCCGCCCTTGTAATGCTTCTTGGGCTTGGCGTCGTCATAGCAGTAGGGGATGAAGGTCTCCCAGCTCTTGATGAGCTTACGACCCTTTGGTCCTACGTTCATCGTGGAAGGCTCCATAAATAACTAAGTACTTTGGTGGTCGCGATTGTAATGGCTGAGGCTGCACCGCCAACCATAACCATGACCTTCCACCCGCCTCTGGCCTGATGCAAGATCTGAAGCATCTCATTCTGGTTCTTAATGAGTGTCGCAACATCCCGCTCCAAGCGGTCGATCTTGGCTTCGAAGTTACCGACTGTGCGCTGGATGTCGTCCATGGTTGGTCACCGGGCTGTCAAGTTGTATGAGATGGTATTAACTTCAGTGTCGCCTTTAGAGGTCAGCGCCCTTATTTCGACATCGTACTGTACATTGGCTTCGCCGCCAGAGACATAGAAAACTACGAGTTTGCCATCGACGAGATGGTACTCGTCGACATCGAACTGGTTCTGTGTCTGAGGAGTTACTACGAAAGTAACCTCTTCAACGAGCTCATCGTCATCGAGCCATATACTATAGTCGATGTTGTAGCGTTTCCGCTCGGTCGGTCTCTTGAAGTATCTTCCTAAGAGCATGGCGGCAACTCCGGGAATAGGCATGTCTGGATGAAGTCATGCACTGTCTCTTCGTCAAAGCCAAGAGACATCATGACCTTAGGTGTATGCGGGTTACGCTTTTGGTTGCGACAATACCTATTCTGAGCGTCGGTATACTCGCCACTTATAGCACCTATGCTATTGAGGTGGTAGTTCAGGGTGTCGTCTACTAAGTCTAAAACTGTCTTCAGTTCGGCTTGATCTGAGATGTTGCCTGCGGCGACCATGCTTGAGCTGAAGATCTCGCGCGCCCAATCTGGCAAGGATCTCTCCTTACTCCACTCAAGATCTTTGACCCGGTTAGAGAACCACCCAAGCATCGGGCTATTGGGGTCTATGGGGCTGAAATCGTGGAAGGCTCCGGTGACTTTGTTTGGCCCTGCGATCAGGTCAAAGCCGAAGATTGGTGAGCCGTCAGTCGTGTGGGGGAACACCGTCAGGTGCATCATGTAGAGCTTCTTCGTGTCCCGCACGTCGACGACGTCGAGATGGGCACGACGGAAGGTATCCGCATGCCAGACACAGTTAAGCCATGGGTATCTGTGGCCTTCGTCTACTGGTTCGTAAGACGAGAAGCGTGTGATGATTTGATCTTTAAGGGCGTCAAGATGCGCGAATGTCGTGGGCATCCGACACCTCGTCGAACAGTCTCAAGGCGAAGTCAAAGACCCGGTTCGCCTCTTCTCCAAGCTCGTCAGATAGTTTCTCACGAACCTTCTTCACCAGCTCTGCACGATCCTTAAAGTCGTACATGGTGCATGAGCCGGGAGCGACCTTCTTGATGATCTGCCCGCCATAGAGGTCTGCGAAGTGCCGTCCGTATACATGAGCCCAGAGATAGTCCGGCTTCACCCAGTCGAGGTAGCGGACGTAATCTCTGGTTGATGGGTATATGTCAGACACACGCTCTAGTTCGTAAAAATCGCGCCAGATGTGCTGTGACCTGTACAGGTCTTCGATACCATCAAACATGCCATGCTGGTAAATCTTCTGCTCAAGCGCTTCATAACAAGTCGCTTGGTTGGCAAGAAAGTCCGCATAGATTTTGTCCGGCATTTCGCCGGACAATAGAAGCACAACAAAGCGGTGGTTTTCCGCTTTGTTGTGCTTTTGTTTGATGGCGTCGCGAAGTGTCATGCTGGCTTCTCAGGCCACTCGACTTCTTCTGCTGACTGGACGTCTGGGTAGAGGTCGGGCAGATCGCGAAGAGCCTGACGATACGCTGCCCACTCTGCCTTCTTCGCCGCCGAAAGAGGGCTGTCGGGTGCTTGTGTCCAATCGCACTCAACAAGGAGGTAGCTGCGCCGAGCCCGGATAAACTTATTGATAAGCTCATCCTGAGTAAAAGGGCGCAGCTCGACTTTATTACGAACAACACCGTCAGGGTGCATTTCATAAATTGTCGTCTGCGTCGTATGAGCATTTGGAGCCGGTGGAGTAAACTCGAACCGAGCGTAACCATACTTTTCTAGTATGGTGTCGTCGATATACGAGACTTCCAAAATCTGCTTAAGGTTGTCCCCAAGCAGGGGGTGATTTACCGGCTGGCCGTCATCATCCAGTTTAATGTAAAGCATCGTCAACTCCTATTAAGCCGGACCAGAGGCCGTTACATCGGCTGTGTTTGTTGCCGGGAACGCACGGTTCAAGCCCCAGATAATACGAAGACCTCCGGGACCACCGTCGCCAGACGCGCTTGGCCAGCTAGTACCGGCACCGCCGCCGCCGCCGCCGTGTGTTCCGCCAAGAATGTTGCTAGAAGATTGGCCAGAACCGCTCCACGGATTTTCTCCGTAATAGCCGTTGGTACCGCCAGACCCACCCTGACCGCCGCCGCCGTTACCGGATGATGTGTCGCTGGGGCTCCAAGGAGAATAGAAGTAGATACCCGTTGTACCTTGGCCATTTAGACCAACACCGCCACCTGCACCGGTACCATAGGTGGAAGAATAGTAACCACCCCCGTTACCGCCGCCGCCGCCACGAGATGGGTTGTATTCACTTTGGTTACCACCACGGGCAGTGTATCCACCAGCGCCGCCGCCGCCAGAATGGTTAGTAGCGTTTCCGCCAGCGCCGCCGCCATCACCAACGTAACCGCCACCATTGCCATTACCGTTTGGACCGCCAGTATTCCCAACAGATTGGTTACCACCGCCATAGCCGCAAACTACCGTTCGGCTATCAAAATAAGTGTCGCCACCTTTAAGAACTGCGCTGCCACTTGTCGTTGACGTACCACCTACTCCGACAACAAGCGTGTAAGTTTGTCCGGGTACAACTGCGATATTATTCTTCCACCCGAGGCCCGCGCCAGCGCCAGCCGGATTAGCCCAGTTATCCGCACCAGCACCGCCACCGCCTACCGCCACAACGCAAATCGAAGTCACACCAGTGGGGCATGTCCACGAATATGTTCCCGGCGATGTGTACGCAGTTTGACCTTGAATTAGGCCGAGGTAATACGTCCAGATAAACGACTTCGACACGGAATAAGTGCCATTTGTCGCCGTGACCGTGAAGCTAAACGTATTGAACGCGTTCGGCCCAGACGGAGACGTACCGGAAAGCACACCTGCCGATGACAGCGTGGCCCATGACGGAATTGAACCCGCCGTCACAGCATGTGTAACTGTGCCGCTTAGTGCTGTCGCCTGCGTAGCTGTCGAACTAAACGCTGTGGATGTGGCGACCTGCGTAACCAAAGTCGTCGAGCTGAAGTTTGGAACAGCTCCGTTCTCCGTCAGCGTAATAGCCTTAGTGATGGCGTTACCTGCTGCTCCGACAACGCGGATCGTAAATGAGTAAGTTCCGGCTGCGACCGAAGTAGTCCCGGAAAGGAGGCCGGTCGAAGAGCTGATCGACACGCCAGCAGGTACGGTACCCGTCAAGCTCCAAGTGTATGGAGCGACCAGAGTATTCGAGAACACCGAATACTGCTGCGAGAACGCAACCCCTGTCTGAGACAGAATTGTTGACGGCCCAACAATCGAGTTGAGGTCGATGTTAGAGACCTTGCCATCAACGTAAGTCTTAACCGCGTACTCAGTAGGCACCGCCGTGTTGGAGTTGCCCGACAGTGTAGC